GATGGGTTGAACACCAAGAAGCCCAAGTTCTCGAAGATGCTGAAACCGATCTGACGGAGGTCAGGACGGTCGGCAGACATCACGGTCAACGGAATACGTTCTGGGATTACGCCGAGGAACTCAGCGTCCGCCAGAATGTAGATGCAGCCGTAGCCGACCTTACGAGACTGGAGGAGCGTTGCGCCCCATAGATAGCCCATGACGCCCGTCTTCAACAGCTTGCGCTGTGTTTCACGGTCGATGTTTTGCTGCGTCCACTTCAACAGGTCCGTGTAGTCACGCGGATTGAAGAAGATGAAAGCAACCGACAGATCGTGGCGTGCAACCTGACCAAAGCCGTCTGCCAACGAGTTGATGTCGATGGGAGCATTGATGGCGATGTCGGGGTTGTAAACCGGATCGTTGGGTGGATGGCCGACTGCGCCTGCCGCAACGCCGTCAAACAGGTTGAACACGTAACCATCTTCCGCTGCGCCTACTTCAGCCTTTGCAAGGTTGAGTGAACGAGCGACGAGATCGAAACGACGTTCCTTGATCTGCGTGATCGGAATCATCGGGTTGCACACGATTTCAAACGTCGGAACCGTGACGCGCTTTGGCTTGGTGACGCGCACGATGTCGCCGCCTTCTTCACCTACCACAAAGGCTTCAACGAAGGACGAGCCGGGGGTCGAGCCCACAGTCATCGCGCTTACATCGAATTCCTTATCGTAGATGGGCAGAGCGCCATCGGGAAGAGTTTCAACCATAAGAGCCTTGCGAGCAATGCTCATATAGTCACGACGACGACGGAGGGATGGTCCCAACGAAGCCGCAAGTTTCTGACGACCACCAGCGGTCTTGAGTAACTGACCGAGCATAGCCGTCTGCTGTTGTGTACGAGAAAGGTTTGCCATGTTAGTCTCTTTTCTCCTTTTACAGTAACGACGCTACGCCGAGCCAAGGCTCAGTCGCGCTAGGAACGTGGGTGCAGATGCCAACAGCCGTGTTGCCCGAGGCGGAACCGCCGTGGGTACGTGCTGCTGAAGTGTACTGTCCGATGTTCGCGGAAGTGGCGCAGCCACAATACAGATACGCACCGAGTGTGAACGTTGCGCCCGTATCATAGCAATTTCCGTCCGAGTTACCCACCATTCCCTGCCACATGGCACGGACAACGGGGGCTTTCTTGGAACCGGAAGGCCCAATAGCGCCAGCGAATTCGCCGCCGTTGTTGAGCAGAGTTGCGAAGGGAGTGCCAGCGTTTCCAGACCCATAGTAAGTCGCGTCCGTGTCGCACGGAACGATGTTACCGATTTGTCCGAAAGCAGGTTGGTTGGGAGGTTGGACTGGATAAGCTGCGTTCGTGCTTGCACCAATAATGGCTACAATCACGCCGCCGACATACCCGCCAGCCTTCAACGTCTGTTGGTCAGTTCCCGGATCGCCAGTGAGGAATACCGCTGGGGTGCAGTTAACGGAATCGTTCTGACCCAGATAGTGTAATTTCACACTCATTTTGGTTTCTCCAGTTTTGTGTACGAGAGTTTGATTATTCTTCCCAATCCGGCCTTTTGGGGGCTAAGGACTATAGGTTGAACGACTCTCACATAAGACATGCGTATCAAAATTTTTTCACTAACTAGCGATTTTGTCGATTTGACCGTATTAAGTAGAGAGGTTTTTATGTTTGTCTATCTGGTAACCAATTTGGTTGACGGGAAGATGTACATCGGCAAAACCGAAAAGACCATTCGAGGAAGATGGCGTGAACACCTGAAGAACGCAAAACAACCAAAGCGCCATCAAGAGTACCTGTACCGCGCTCTTCGCAAACACGGCCCCGAAAATTTCCACGTGCAGCAATTAGCGAAAGCAACCACAACCGAAGAACTCAATCGGCTTGAACAGTTATGGATTTTAGTTCTTAAAACCCTGTCGCCCGATGGTTACAACATGACGGCAGGCGGGGATGGCGTACCAGCAACGCCGGAAATACGTGAAAAATTACGCATAAAAGCATTGGGAAGAGTTTCAACGAAACGGCAAAGAGAGACCACCAGTCTGCTATTCAAGGGTAAACCCAAGCCCGCTACTCAACGCGCAAAAATAGCGGCAAGTTGGAATGATGACCGTCGTAACAAGATGAGCAAACTCTCCACAGCCGTCAACAAAATAGAAAACTCCAAGCTTAGAGATTTTACCTGCCCAGATTGCGGCACAGAATTTAAGCAAGTCGCCAAGGGTGTCTACGGCGGTCATCGACGCTTCTGCCTACATTACGGCGGATTGTACAAAGTCTGGTTAACATGGGAAGGGACTGTCGCTGAGTTTGTTGAACTCTATGGCGTCAATCGATCCACGGTGTATAACTGGAAAAACGAAAGAAATTTTGTGGTGTTTAGCACACCATCCCCATTGAACCCATCGGCATAATTAAATTTGCGGGCAGTGCGGCAAAGAATGATACCGCAAGCTCGGCCCCACCATTGCCTCCCACAGTCCAACCCGAGTTACTAAGAGTTGCTGCCGTGGTTTGAATTTGATAGGCACTACAACCGACACCATAATCGTATCGATTTTCGGGATTGGGATATGCTGGGTTCCATGGTGAACTCGCACCGACAGTTGGATAGGATGCCCCCGAATATGATTGTGTTGTAAAAAGCACCAATTCACTATCCACAGTCGGAGTCAAGCTGATGGCATACGCAGAGGAATACCAATAGCCAGAATTGGTTTGATCGAGGGCGGATGTTGCGGCTACCCCGCTAAATTCCCAAATTGTACCGAACGTAGTGGGAAAACTTACGGTGTTCGACCCCGCCTTACAATTCATGGCGTAGAAAATAGAGGCTGAACCAGACTGAATCGCCAAATCCCATGTGTTCCCTTGACCGTCTGATACACCACTGATGGTGTGGCTTAGCTTGGGGCGACCGCATTTGACACACCGGGGCTCAAAGACCATCCCCCATTATACCACTACTCAAATCTTTAGTATGGCGACACCTCCAGCGAAAATTCTAGCAGTGCAGATGCAGACCCCAGAGGTTATCCAACTGCCTACAGGCGGCGGGACGGAACAAACTGGATACCGATGCATCCTCGCCGTCTCTTCCATCTTAGCTAAAGTTCAAACCACAGTCCTATTTGGCCGCGACCTGTACGGCATTGGTCTGATGAGCAACTTTCCTGAAGAACAAATCTTCCCGCGTTTCGTAAATTCGTTCAAGGACAGACCGTGGAAGTGGGCGCAGTTGAACGCGATTCCCAATCCCGCCGTCCCATACCCACAGCAGCTTCCCCCAGCGCAGCCCCCTGTTGCCACGGGTGTCATCACCGTTCTGAACTCTGGCTGGGATGCCATGTTCGGGTACTGGATCGAGTTCAAGGGCAACTACTGGCTGCATTTCCCCCTGTTTAAGGATTGGGCGAGCCTCGTTATTCGTGACGGCCCCGACTACAAAGGGTTCCAGCCATCCGTGGGCTCAGGACGAGGCGGTTCGGGGTCTGGATCGGGAAATTGTAATTGCTAGAAAATGAAGGGGCCGCTTTTTAGGCGACCCCTTTGGTGATGCACTCGGTTGAGATTGTGATTACTTCTTGCGGCCTTCGTAGATAGCCCTAACCAAGTCGGAATGGTGACGTTCCGAGACCTCCACCCAACGATCTACGGCTTTCACGATATCGCCAGCGTTACGGCGTTCATCCTCTTTTAGGTCACGCAGACCCGTGTCGATATGGTCTTGTACTTTGGTCACGGAGTCCTGAATGTGCGCGAGATGGTTAGACACCGCCTTGTCGAGCAGACCACGGACAGTCCACGCAAACTTGCCGACGTAGATGGCGACCGGGATTACCGTGAACCAGCCGATGATCGTGGCGATGGCCTTGACGCTATCAATGGTGTTTGGTGTAAGCATTCGTTTTCCTTCTCAAAGTCTTAATACCCAAAATCATACCACATGATCTTCACAAAAGCAAAAGGGGCAAGGGTTATAACAACCCTTGCCCCTTCAATCATGTAGCAAAGGGTTACTCGTCGTCGCCGAACAGCGCAGTGGCGATGTCAACGGGCTTCGGTGAGGCTACGACTGGGCGAACACGCTTGATGCTGCCCGTAGGAGCCTTGGCTGCGGTCTTTGCGGCTGCGGACTTCGGAGACTGCAACTGAGGAACCGCATCCTGAGGAGTGCGCTTTGCGCCCTGCTCTTCAGGCTTGATGTCCTTCATTGCTTCGACGAAGAGGTCTTCATCGTGATCCGACTCGTTGTCGCGATCTTCTGCGCCAGCCTCGTTCTGCTTCAGCTTGTTGGCAACTTCGCCAGTGAATGATTCCAGAACGTCAAAGCCTTCAACGTTCATTGCAACCTTCTCTTCGGAAGCAATGAGGCTGTAAAGTGGGTCGGCGTCAGAGCCCTGCATATCGAAATAGCTCTCGATGCTGGCTACCTGCATACCGCTGTCGTCAAGCACAGATTCCATGCCTGCGGCAGATGTTGGGGCGAAGAAGCTGTCGTCATCGCCGGCGGCCTGATGTTCGTCGCCTTCGTTGGCAAGTGACGCGGCCTTGTCTTCCATCTCGTCCTGATCGAACACAGACGAAAGGTCAAGCTCTTCCTCGGACGGCTCACCCTCTTCAAGAGCGAGAGGAACTTCCTCTTCGTTCTCTTCAAGGATTTCCTGCTCAAGGGCCTTGACAGCCTCGTTGACTTCCTCGATCTTTTCCTGAACGACCATCTTCTTCTCGTCGGTCAGAATTGCGCCTGCTTCGTCAGCGGGTGGTTCTGCATCCATCGGAGGAGCGTCCAGCCCTGCATCGCCTGCGGGAGCGGCCATATCCATCGGTGGGGCATCGCCTGCGGGTGCGTCGAGCGGTGCATCCATTGGCGGCTCATCGGCCTTCTTTGCCTTGGCGGAAGCGTGCTTCGCGCATTTCTTATCGCCCTTGCAATCGGCGCACTTTTCAGCGGCCTTCTTGTCGGCGGCAGATGTGGACTTGCAGTTATCGCAACCAGCACACTTTTCGCCGTCCTTGCATTTTGCCTTCTTTGAGGCAGCGGACTTGCCGTCGCTCAGATTCACGGTCTGACCCGGTTTCTCGCCAGCATCAGGACGGTCGCCAGCTTTCGAGGCTTCCATTTCCTTCGGCTCGGAGTGAGTGCCGCCGCCGCAACCACGACCGTCGTTGTACGTATCAGTCTGCGGACCAGCGTCCTTGCGGTCGTCAGCAGTCTTGCCAGCCGACTTCGCGTCACCCTTGATTTCCTTCTCGACAGCGGAACGCTCGGACTTCAGAACGGACGGGTCTTCGAGGAGATCATTGAGTTCGACCTTGTGGACTTCCTTAAATTGTTCGGCGATGTGGGTGTTGTGGGCGTTAATCGCGGTTTGACGGAGGGCAGCAACGAGAGCTTTGGTGTCGTTACCTTGAAGTAGCGAAGAGGCGAATGCCTGACGCTTTTCGACGGGGGCACCCGGGAGCATCGTATTGGCGATTGTATACGCCGCAGCGGTGCGAACCTGCGCTTCCCTCTTGATCGTCTCGCGCTTCGTTTTCAGTTCTGCAAGCTTCTCTTTCAAGTTCGAGGGCTTGGTAGCTGTAGGAGTTGCCATGGTTGAGCCTTCCTTTTTCATCTCAGGAGAGGCAGAATTGCCCCTCTTTTGAGAGGTTTGATAGTTATTTTTCTTGTTTACTGCGGATTTTGCGCTCGCCATCGGAGGTTCCAAGGCAGGTGCGGGTGCTTCTGGTGCTGGTTCTGCGGCGGCATCGGGTGCCGCAATCTCGGGGGCTGGGGCAGTTTCAGGAGCCACTTCGCCCGCTGGTGCTGCTAAAGCGTCTGGAGCAGGTGGTGCAGCGAGGGGATCGCCCAACGGGGCTCCCATGTCAGGGCCTACGCCCATACCCGGCTCGGCGGCATCGCCGCCAGCTATATTGGCGATCTCTGAGTCGAGGCCGTCCAACTGGGAACGAATACCTTCCGACCATTGTCCGCCCTTCAGCTTCTCCCACTCGGAGATAAACTGAACGCCTTCGCGCATCGTGCGAATCTCTTCTTCAAGCTCTTCGCGCTTCGCGGTAAGGAGGTCAAATTCGGGGGTTGCGGGAAGGTCGGATGGAATGCCAGAGTCCAGACCCATGATCTGATCGTCAACGGCGTCTAAATCCGCTTGTTTGCGATCAAGTGCCGCCTTTGCGACTGCTAGTTTCGATTTCATTGCGTTTGCCATTAGCGTATTAGTCTCCCGTGAAGGTCCGCGCTCATTAAAGCATCACCTAAATCAAGGGTTTCGAATTCATCATTTCCACTGGCAATTTTTGCCATCTTGCCAGCAGCCGATGACTTGGTGTACTTGGTGCGAGGCCCGACCCACTCTTCGGCCACGGTATTGCGCTTCGCGGCACCGGGGAAAGCGGGAGTAGCAACCCAACTCGCTTCCACAAACTTCACACCGCCATTTTCCATTGTCTTGTGTCCGCAAAGCTCAGCCACGCGACGAGCAATGCCGTCGTCATCCGTAAGGAACATGCCCTTCTGGTACGACAGGTGGTTGCAGTACGTGTTTTGATCGGTTACGCGGGCACCGCAATAGCTGCAAATTACGAGGTCAGTCACGCAGCCCATCGAAAGGTACTTCACCTTCTCGCTGCGGATGTCGTTAATCAGCTTCTCGTGTCCGAGATCAGTGGCGACAAGGATATCGCAGAAATAGACCCACACACCGCCATCGCCGCTCAAATTGATCTTGCGGAGAATGGCATCGAGGATATGACCCTTCGCGTACTTAGAATTCTGGAAGTGCTCTACGAAGTTGAAAGCACCGACGAAACTGCTGTGGCTGAGCTTCAGAACTTCGTTCGTCCATGCGTCATCGTTGTTGTTAACGAGGTGTGCACATTCCGGCTTGATGAGGTAATCGTATGGGTCGGCCTCGACCATGACGGACGCCATGATGGTGCAGTGCGACAACAGATATTTGGATGTGTCAGCCGACTTGCGGAAGGTCTGCGCGGCAGCGGTGCCCGAGGCGGACTTGTGCCCAAACACGTGCTTTCCGTGCAGCTTGATCCAGTCCTCAGGGGCGATAACTGGTTCCTGCAAAGTCGCGTTGGCTATCTTCGTAAAAGGCATAGAGTTCCTATTTAAGAGGGCTGTAGTTAGTAAAAGCTCCCACAGGTAAGGCATTCCTGCAAGCTTACCCCATCATTCGCACCGTCATCGACGGGTTTCCCCTTCGTACTCTTACAGTTAGGGCACTTGAGTCCCTCATAGACTTCAATCGATCCTTGCTTGGAATAGGCCGAGATGTAGTAGTTTTCGGTGAAAGCCCCACCGACCTCTTTCCACAGGTCTTCCATGCTCATGCCCCCATCCTGAGCCTCTTGCTGCATGGCACCGTCACTCATGAACGCTTCCTTGGCTTCGGCCTTCATGCTGTGAACTTTATCCAAGTAGAATTCGTTTGCCTGCTCGTCCGAAGCGGCGACCTTATCGTCCTTAACACCATCCATCACGCCTTCCATCACCTCATCCTGCACTTGTTCATCGAGGTGCCGACGCACATCGTCGCGGGGCGGGAGGAATTTCGGCGTCTCATGAATGCCGACCAAAGCAGTCTTTGTAGTCGCCGTTTTGTCGTCTTCCTCGTCTTCAATATCGATACTTGGGTCGTTAGGCGTGCCGCCCGGAGGAGTACCCGTACCATAAGTTTTGGTGGTAGCCGCTTCTTTCGGGGCGGATTTCTTTTTGATCTCATCCCCAGTCTTCGAGTCGTACATGTGCCAACCTTCGGGCCAATCATCGGGAAGAGTTTCGCTCGATTCCTCCGCAGCGTTGACACCAATCTGATCGCCTACCCCGGCGTTTTCGAGGGTCATCTTAGCTTTCATCACTTCATCATCAGAGGGTTCATCGGGTGCCACGGGCTGTTTCCCAGTAGCATCATCGACTTTATTTTCAAACACGGCATGTGGGGATGGGCGGATAGCGGCCTCTTTGTCCTGACCGAGTTGCTTCTTCAAAGTTGTGTGAAACTCTTCAGCGGAGGATTTGATCTTTGAGAGTTGATCGAGAGGACATTCCGATACAACTTTCCCGTTCTTTAGGTGTGTGACATTCCCAGTCTTTGGATCATACGACAAACGTTCATCTTTCCCCTTGAACCATAGCGTGGTTCCGTCCGTAACGCGGGCTCCATAGTGAAAGCCACTACCTGCGGCAGCGGCATTGATTTTCTCTTCGGCGGGTGAGAATTGATTAGGCATAGGATCACTCTCCTTGAAGAACGTTGCGTCACTGGGATCGACTGGGGCTGGGGCACTGGGCATCGTGGTGACGTGGGGGTTATCATCGCTTGAGAATCGACGCGCCTTGCCAGTTTTGTATTCCTCAGCGAACTGGCGTAAGTCTGCCGCAGTCATCTGAGCACAGCCTTGGATGTCTTGACTCGAAGGAATCCTCGCGAGCACATCAAGTGCTGTCAGAGCACGGTTTAGTGCCTCATCATATTCAGCAGGCTGCGCCTCTTCGTGAAGTTCCCGATCCTGCTGTCCCTCTTGCTCCAACTCGCGATAGAAGTCATCGTCGTTGTCGGCGGTCTTGCCTGTCTTACCGAGTTCAACGGACAATAGGTTCGCTGGGATGCCGTCTTGAAGCGCACCCTCTTCGACTTCAGTGGTGCCGCGACCCGCGTAATCCTTGCCGTTTTGAGTGGTGTAACCGGGATCGGAATGATGTTGGTGCTCCGCGTAATCAGGGTCATTCCACATGACCATGGTTTCATCGAGAGCTTGTTTTTGTAGGAGTGGGTTGCTAGGCTTCATTCAAATCCTCAAGAGGAAGAGGCGGATAACCAGTACCCGCCTCAGCCTAGTTTGATTAGGTGCTGTAGAGGAGTGAACGTCCCGTGGCATCGCCCTTGTTAAGACCTGCGTCAAGGAACTCGCCGTAGACAGAGCCAGCGACATCGAAAATGTCAGTGCAACTGATCGTGCAATCTTCGGTGACGGCAGCGGTGTCAACCGTAAATGCCGTGTTGTAGGACTCCATCCAGCAGCCTTCGTATACTGTCGCGATTGCGAGCAGGCCCGGGTTGCCAGTGTTGTTCAGACCACCTTCGTTCGGAATGTCAGCAAGGGTTGCCTGTCCAACATTCGGGTCTTCGGTTGCAAGCTGGGAGAATACAATCTCCTGCTTGATGTCGAACGGCCAGCGGTGATGCTTCAACGAACGGACGGCACCGCTTACGCCTGCCTTGTAGCCGAGAACCTGCATGAGGTTCGCGAGGTACAAGCACGTGCGGGTGATCGAAATGCTCATGGGGGTGGTCACGCCGGGAACAAGTTCCGCGACCTGATCGCCATAGCCAAGGCCACGAACCGCATCGACAGTCTTTGATTCTGTGTAAGTGAAGGACGAGGTTACGCCCAGCTTTACGAACTTGCCGACATCAACGGCATCCGTAAAGATTTTGAACCGAGACGAGATTACTGTCTCAGTGTTGGGTGATGTACCCTGCCGATATACGTATCCACCTTCGGACATGTTTGCCTCCCACCTTAAAAAGGGGTTTCTACACTACAGTTGCGAAATCCAGAAAACTGAAATCACTACTCGGGGAACGTAACTACCTTCGTTCCAATTCATCGCACGTAACGGTAACGGCCCTAAGGCAGTAAAATTCCAAGCACGACGACCCAGCGTTTTTCGTTCCCCGATTCCTTATTCCGCTGAAGCTACCAGCGCCAAGCCCTTGAAAGAAGACTTCTTGTTGCTCTTCTCACGAACCTTTGCGGCTGCTTCCTCGGACTCTTCCTGCATGACCTGCTTGTTCAAGGTCTTGACGGCTTTATCGGCCATCGCACCTGCGCGGAAGATACTCTCTACGAACTCGCGAACTGGACGGCTATCGTTCACCGTGCAGATCGACTTGGCGTCAAGGTAGGTCTGTTTTAGTTCCTGACCCAGCCTTTCCGCCTCCTTTACAGCTTTTTGAGCCGTCATCTCGCCAGCTAATTTGATCGGGAGCGTCGTATCAGGACGTTCCAGATGGGCGGGAGCTTCATCAATCTTGCTGTGGGCTTCCGCAACTTCAGGAGTGCGCCCACCCGATTCCGTAACGTCGCCAGTTGACTGATCCCATGAGAAGAAGCCTGCGGCGGCGAACTTTGCGATGCAAGCGTGAGCAGCTTTGAGAGCGCCCTTCTTGTCACCCTTGTTATAGCTGGCCCATGCCACGGCGTAGGGGTTATCTACGTCTTCTTTCTTGAGTGCCTTCACCTGATCTTCACGGCCCGGAGGAGCCACGGCAACCTTCTCGGCTGCGACAACTCGCAGACCACCGAATGCTGCTTTCTTTTCCTTGTCGTCCTTCTTTTCGTCCTTCTTGGCTTCATCTTTCTTGCCGAACGGAGGAGCTTGCTTACCACCGAAATCGCCGCCCTTCTTTGAGGCGGTGACTCCCGGTGCGGCGGGAGCAGGAGCAGCTTCAACTGGACGAGTCTGGAGGATACCTGCCAGATTCTCGACAGCGGCCTGTACGTCCTTGTCCTGTTCAAAACCTTCAAGGCTGGTCAGCTTCTTCACCAGATCGGCAACAAAGTCGGACGGCAGCTTGGCGAAGAGAGCATCGAGCGATCCACCACCAGCAGCGGGTGCGGGCGGGGCGGCAGGAGGAGCGATGGGAGCAGCTTCGGGCTGTGCTTCCTTTTTCTTTGCGGCGAGACGGGGAACTTCGGCCTTTTGAGGTGCCTTGGGGTTGCCCTGTTCGTCACGGTCAGTCGAGAATGCGTCGTTGCCAACGGCGGAGGTCTTCTCATCGGAAGCCATCTGCGGCTGGGCGGCTGGCACCTTTGCTGGCTGGTTCGTTACTTGTGCGGGACGTGCTTCCCTGCGCTTCTGTGCGATCATATCTACCTCGTTCTTGGCTTGACGTGCCACTTCAGGCAGAACGGCATCGTCGAAATAATCTTCGACGCTCATTGCGCCTTCGGATTGCATCTGGTCTGGCTGGCTGTGAAGCAGCGTTTCCAAATGCTTTACGACTTGTTCCAACTGCTCGTCGTTCTTACCCTCGGCTTGGTATGCATTCATCAGCGATTTCCCGATGTTGACTGCATCCTGTGCCGTTTCGATGGACAAGAGAATGGTTGACTTCTTTGTCTGTGCCGCTTTGCGTTGTTCCATCAACTTACTCATCGTTATCCTCTTAAATCGTTGTCGTTGTCAACGTCGGCACTAACATTTTCTGTCGGAGCAGTAACATTGACTGCGTGATACGTTGGCACATAACCGTGTAATACGCTTCACATGCTTCACTCGGGTTCGTCGTAATGCAATCCAACTCACCCTGAATTGGGGCTGGCTGGTTTGGATTTTGTCCATTCGGCAGAGCCAGCATGAAGCGTGTCGTCTTCGAACTCATCTGCGTCGTGATCCCCACTATTACGTCGGTAGCGGGAAACAAAAACGTGAACGCAGGATTGAGCGGGTCCTGAAACGACCCCGCCATGTTAACCTGCGGATCACCGAAAGCCGCGATATTCGCTTTGTCGCTCGCATCAGTCGGGTCACCGATGAACGTAGCAACAAGCTTCAACTTAATGATCCCGTTTGCCTGCGTCACCTGCGGTGTTATTAACATTCCCTAGCTCCGTTTCAAGTCGTGAAGGGCAGCTTTCGCCGCCCCTCGGTTTAGCTCAATTGCGTCTGAACCACGAAGGTGACGCTCACGTACAGCAAGCAGAACATCGGCTTGTATGTAACGGTGACATCGGCCTGCGTCGGATCATTCGGGTCCTGCACGACCGACAAGTTCTGGTAACCGCTGATGATCTGCTGGTTGACCAAGGACGACAGACGGGCGTTGCAGACCACCTGAATGTCGGTAACGAGCGAGTCGAGCAGCTTGCGACCGATGAACTGGTTGAGGTCGGAACGGAACACTTGTGCCACGTAATCCGAAATCGTGGTGACTGTCGGCTCGCTGGTGAGCGGGTTCGACGGGTTAGTGGTCTTGTAGTGACGGATGAGCAAGCTGCCGTTGTTGTTCAGCAGGTCGGTCAAACCATCTGATGCCATTGCGTCCAGTGTTGGGTCGTCGTAAGTCACGAGCAGGCGGCTGAAGCCAACCAAATTCTGGAACGTGAGGGACTGAGCCACATCGTTCGAGGGGTTTGCGTTCAAGCCCATCATGGCGGCTGCCATAAACTCGCCGCTTACTGCATACTCCACCGCCACACCCGTGTTCGGGTTGGTGATGAGGATACCTGCGACTGGGGCACCGATTGCGATAATACGCTGATTCAACAAGCCGCGAGCGTTTGCACGCATCGTGCTTGGCGTCTGGAACTGATCGTAACCGACGAAGCCGATTGCCTCGCCCTTGTAGCGAATGTTCGCCATCGTGGTCAACTGACGGCTCAAGAACTGGTGAACAGTCGGGTCAGTGCTCAGTGGGCAGATGATGTTTGCCTTCTGATTCGTGCCCGGGAGGTTCACGGTGAGCGTCTGGATTGCGTTCATGAAGTCTTGCGAAGTTCCCTGATTGGTGCCGGGAACCACTGGGACTTGGACGACGCCGAAAGTCTGCACGCCGTTCGCGGACATCAATTGGATGGCGAGAGAGACGCGGTTGACTGTGCTCGGCTGACCGTAGGCGGCGTAAGCAACCTTTGGATCGGTGTAAAGATGGATCGCGTAATCAGCCGCCGTCTTTGCGGTTGTGTACGAGACATAGTAGAACTCACCGATGCTCGGGTCGTTACCACTCTTGTTGAACGTGCTCACAATCACGGAGTCGCCAGCGGTCGAACCGAAGTTCGAGATGACCGTGGTGTCGAGACCTTGAATTGCGATCAGGTTGTTCGCCTGTGCGGGAGCGATACCCGGCGTGCCCGCATTGCGGACGGCTGCGTTGGCACCCGTTGCATCGGCGTACACGTTGAAGATGAGTTTGTCGCCCGGCTCGAAGTTATAGGCCGCTGGGATGCTTGGAACCCCGTAACCCGCATGGTCATTGGGGTTGACAATCGTCACGCGGAACCCAGTTGCAAGGTCCTCGTAAGTCTGATCGAGATAGCCGATGTTGTTCAGCGAGCCCGAACCCTTCGAGTTGCTCGAAGAAACCGTGTAGCTGTGCGTGACGGGGCTGGTGATTGCATTTGCACCACCTGACAGGTTCGTTGCGCCAGTCGTTGCGGCCTGACCTGAGGTCGTGCCACTTGCGGTGCATAGAATCTGTCCACCATCAATCGTTTCGCCAGATGGGAACAAAGCCGCGATCTGAGCAAGAGTCAGAGGAGTGCCTGCCCAGTTTGCGTAGATGGTAACGATGTCGCCATTAACCGCAATCGGGTCAGCGTTCAAATCTGTCGTATCGATTGCGATCTGAACAAGGTTGCCGCCTGCGCCCGGAGCGGTCGCATGGAACGTCAGCGTCCCAGCACCAAAAGTCAGAGCCAAGCTCGCTTGAATAGCGGGGACGGTGACGGAGTTGCCGTCGTTGTTGAAGGTCAGGGTGACTGTTTCATCGACCGCCGCACCTGCCTGAGCCTGTGCATCGGAGAAGTCATTCGGGTAAACCACGCCCGTATCTTGGAATGGCCCGTTCTGAGCAACACTGCTTGCGGACAAATTGAATGTCACAAGCGGAGCAACGCGGTCAAGCTCATCGGTGATGATGAAAGTGCCGTTGCCAGCGTAGCCCGGGTTGACGACCGTGATGCTGTACTGGTGGTCAGCCAACTGGCTGCGGTAGTACGAGGCGTACACGTTGCTGCCTGACGCTGGAGGATTGTACAGGGTCACAAGCTGGTTTGCACCAGAGAGTGTAGCCACACGTACAGCGCCAGTGAGGAAAGCTTCCAGCGGATCGGAACCGACGTAGACCTGAACCAATGCGGGGTTGTCGGTCGTGATGCTGAGACCGCTACCGTCCACTGGTACATCGGGGAGGGTGAAGATCGTGTTTTTGCCGTTCACAGCGCCCGCGAGCGGACGGAGGTAGACTTGATCGTCCCTTAGTGCGGTAGTGACTTCAGCAGGAGTGAAATTGGCGAGTTCACCAGCAGCCGACTGTCCGATTGCTGAGGATACCGAAGCACCCCAATTGATGGTCTGGACTGTGGAACCATCGGGAGCAGTGATGCTGCCGAGGACGTAATCCGTTCCTTGAACAAAGTCTGCACGATTCGGGCCGAGACCGACCTGAGTGATCGAAGCAATGTTCTGACCGGGAAGCAAGTCATACGTATTCTGCCACGAGTTGAAGTAGTATTGAATCGTGAAGGACGTTGTAGTTCCGCCCAACGCGACTGGCGCGGAAACAGGCGAAGCCAACGTGAAGGTTCCTGCCGCACCGTTCAACGATGCGACTGTGACTGGGTTGCCGTTCACCTGAACGATCACCTTCGTCACGTCAGTCGTGACCACACCACCGTTGGTGCCGTCTACGATTGGGGTGTGGGCGACTTTGAACACCGTGTTGCTGTTGCCGCCGCTGCCGCCCATGAAGGGCTGTGCACCAGAGCTTACCGTCAGAGGAGCATTGAGTGCGCCCGTGGTCGTTGTGACCGTGAGGTAGCCGCCGTCGAGCGTTGGAATACCAGCGTTGACGAGGCTGACGAGATCAGCGAGGGTACGTGTTGCGCTCGGACCTGTGATGTTGATCGAGATGGCGTCTGTGCCTGCACCGCCAACCGCCTGAGCATCTGGAACCGCTGCACCTGCAACGAACTGGAGGGTGACGAGATTACCCGTCTGACCGGGAGTCGAGAGACCCAACACAACCGACTGAGTTCCCGGAGGTGAGCCGCCGCTGTCGTCCACTGTCAGGGATGCCGTGCTCGGAATCTGTGACAGAAGGTTTTCTGGGACGTTGTACGGAGCCACACCGCCAATGCCGATGAACGTGTCACCGCGCTTGAAGAAGTAGGTGATGAGAAGTTCGAAGCCCGTGGGGATGATGAGTTGCGTTGTGAATACGCCCGTTGCACCGTTCAGTGAGATCACTGTTACGGGAACAACGTTGCCACTCTGGTCAATCGATTCGACTTGAACGTCAGTGGGGTTGTTTGAGATCACGCCCTTGCCAGTACCGTCTGTGACTGGATAGAAGCTCGTGTTGAAAGTGCGAGTCAACCCTGTGACTTGGTTCGAGATGTTTTCACTGACCGACTGGTCATCCTGAACTGAGGAGGAACCACGGAACAACTCAACGTTGTTGTTGCTGAAAAACTGTTGACCTTCACCGATGATTACGGGAATACGGGCAGTCCCCAGCGTAGGGGCCGAGTTGGTTTGCAGAATTACTTGCGTGTAGACGCCCGGTGGTGCGTAGGATGTGAACAGTGCCATGGGTTTTCCCTCTTAAAATTGACTTCAATCTAGGAGACTGGAAGTCGATTTCTCTCACTAATCTAAGATTTTCGACCTTTACTTCCCGCGTGTCGGGACAAAATCGAGCGGTCTGTCGTGGGACTTGTATTCGTCTTGCCCAACTTTGGTCAGCCCCGCTTTACCGCTTTCCTTGCGAACCTTGTCACGAACTCCTTGCCGCTCGTGGATGCGATCCCAACGCTTTTCAGCGTCTCGCCCGATCACAACATCCAGCGGGGCCTGACTCATGCCGCTCGTCGCTACATAAGGTGCGAAGATTGTTTGCTCGCACCGCTTACCGCACTTCGGGCATTTCTTGTAGCTTGGCTGCTCTCCCATCGGACAAAGATGCTCCAAAATAAGGCCGCAGTCGTGGCATTTGAATTCGTAAATCATTGAAAACTCCCCAGAAAACGTCTCTGATTGTGGCTTCTAAAGTCCATTTTTCCTCTTACACATAACTCCGAACGAACATCGTCGTGCCGAATGCCGCCATTCTCGGCGTAGCTTGGAGATTTCCAGCGAAGTTGCCCGTGTAGGGCTTATTGACAATTTCGAAGCTGACCAACCTCGTCACCAGAGGCTTAAACAATTTCCAGTCGGCGGAAGCCGTCACGGTCACGTTGTAGATGTAGTTCGACGCCGTTCCCGATGGGTCGCGAGACTCACCCACGAAGTCGCGGGTCGCCTCGAAGATCGTTAACCCGTCTGCTTCCACATTAGTACGGCTTGTGATAAGGAGATGCTGCTTAATCATCTCGGCCAGATCGGATGAAGTCTGGAGGTCATTAGACTTGATTTCCAGCGTAAAGGTAAGGTTCTCCTTTGAGCCGTATACTTGGTAAGTCTCTGTTAATGAAGGACTTATGATGACCGCCGCCTGATCGCCCTTTACGGCTATGTCGCCAAAGGCCAGCCACAGGCCCGGGAAGATGTAGCTCCGATCACCGTTTTGGTCGAGCAGCGGCTTCCCAGCCGAGGTCTGGACGACGCCCGCAAGCTGACTTGGGTCACCTGCGGCGTTCTGAACGAAAGACGCACTGATGGGCTCCCACCTACCTTGTTGATTGGGATCGGGCTTGGCGTACTCAATGGTGTTGGGATCGACGATCACTAAGCTGTTGATTTCCCACTTCTTGGCGACGGCCTTGAATGTACCCGCGTTGATGCGGATGTCGTACCGATACGTGTCGCCGGGCTGGAGCAGAACTGGGAGTGTGATCGTGCCGTCCGTGTTCACGATTGGGTCGGTGTAGTTCCCCTGCGTCGTATGGATGAACACCTGATTCGTCGCCAAGCTCTGACTCGGCAGCATTCCGATGTTGATGATGTTCTCGGAGTTGACGGGCGATGTCGTGTAGGGATTGAGTTTCGCTATCATGTTCGCCGTGATCGTACTTCCGGGAGGCGACTGAGCCGAAATCTGGATGTACTGAGGACTGCCGTAAAAGCGGTAGTCAATGTTCGGACGAAGCTCGTAGCCGTTCTGGTCGGTGAACGTCACCGACACATACGCGCCTGAGATGCCCAGAATCTCTGCCCCGCCAACAGTGGACTGACAAATCAACTCCGTGACTGGTCGTTCGTACCAATAATCGGTGTTGGGGATGAGTGCGGTGCCATTCGAGAAGGTCAACCAGAGTTTGGTGCACGGGAGAATGAGGGTGATCGTGCCGCCGAACGATGAGTTCATGGCGTTGAAAGTCACGGCAGTGCCCGTTGATGGGTCTGTCGCTATCAACGTGTTCAAGTCTACTTGCTGCCCCGTGGATGGATCAATGATGTTCGGACGAAATGTAACGACGGAGCCCATCGCTCCCGTCGCGGCACCCTTGCCTTCAACCCAGATGTATTTTTGAACGGTCAGACCAACGTCGCGAGTCTCTTCACTCACGTAGTCGATGTTCATGTAGTAGACGCCCGCTTGGGGAGTCTTTTGCGTGGGGTCGATCTCTTTCGTCCACTCAATGAAGAGACCATCCTTGTCGGCTACCTTACAGAGGATGGCTCGACCGCGTTCGGTGAACATGAAATAGTCGAAGGATAATCTGGTTCCAGATGTGGTGACGGTCTTGACGATGACCTGAAGGTCTTTCCACCGCAGGGCTGTGGTTGGATTGCTATTGGCAGGGAAAGTTACATCGCCCAGAGCGTTGCGAAACCTCGGGTTCTGCTCAACAATTGGACGGATGAGTCGTTGCAAGTATGCGACGAGGTTGGCCCCAGTTAGGTCAATCACGGTTAATTCCCTCTGTTATTGCAACAGAAAGTCCGTTTTACCAACCGCCCGAACCACCACGATTTGGATGGCCTGTAGACAGGTCGTCCACAGCGCCGAAGTCTTCGTGATCGACGATGGTGACGGGCTGTGCGTCGTAATTGACGCCCGGAGGAGGCGGTGGAACCGTCTGCTGGATAGGCTCAATCCACTGATCGATGGAACGGCGAACGTCGTAAACGCTCACCTGAGCGTGAATACGTGGATACCAGCGGTTCTCGATCTCAACTTGACCGCGATAGTCGTAACCCAAAATCCACCACTGGCTGCCGTCGTGTGCTTGGAAGATCGCACCGGGCATCATGTAGGCAAAGAAAACTTCATCGCCTTCGATTGGTGACAGAGGATTGGGCATGAGCAAGTTGCCCGGGTTTGGAGCAAACTGAGCGAAAGTAGAGGTGCGGAAGTCGTCAGGATCACCGACCATCTTCTGGAGTTCGGGGTTCCCGTTCGGTAGGTCTTCTTCGGTCAGGATTCGAGCAGTCTTTGCGACCGCGCTTGCTAGTGCGTTTGCGTCCATGGTATGCCCTCTAAATAGGTCTCCGAAAGTCCGTTAAGTTTGGATTTTCCCAAACGTCGGAGTGCGGCCAATCTGGATGTGCGGGTTCTCCCAATCCTTACCGGGAACCGTGCGCGGATCAAAGATCGGCTCGCCGCTGCCAGTAGGATTCGGCCCGCCAGACGGCCCCTTGTTCCCGACGAACGGGCCTGCTTCGCCATCATTCGGATCGGGACGAACGACGGGATTGTAGATTGTTGGCAGTCCAGTGTTGATCGGGATCAGATACCGCGTATCCCCCTCATCCAGAAGAGATGCCATGTACTCTTGCTGAAGGAGGATTCCCCTCGGGTTCTTGGAAAGCACATTATTGATGACCAGCCGCTCGGCGTTGCGACGGACGATCAAATCGCCAGCCTGAACGATGGGGGTGGGGCCGAGGTAGCTGCGTGAATCTCGGGTCACCTTCCTGCCGCCCTCGTTGAGTTCGACGGTCAGAGCAGTGTCGGGTGGGATGTAGATGAAGTCGTATGGGCCGTAATAGCCGCCGACGATGCCCACACCAAAACAAACGGGGCACGCGCTACGGGCTTGACCCAGCCCAGTCTCGGAGCAACCGCAGAGTTTCCCACGAGTTTTCTTGAACATCAGGTAGGCGGGCTCTCCCACCTCTTCAAAAATCCACTGATTGCGGCGAACCATCTCCTGATATTCCCATGTGATCTTGTCAACCTCCATCGTGTTGACGATCATCGTATTTTTCTCACCGGGCTTGTGGAGTTCC